GGAACTTCCCGTAACCATCACTTTACGAGATAGTGTTTCTCGTGTACTCGGTAATGTTACCAGTTACGAACTTAATACAACACGTGACCAAGTAGACACTACAGCCCTCAGCGACAAGTTCAAAACACAGTTTGCCGCTGGTCTGATCAGTGGCAGCGGGCGTATCAACTGTTTGTTTGACTACAGCACAACAGGCATTAAAGAAGTTCCTTTGCTGTTAATGCAAACATTACAACGTGTAGATATAGGCAGCAGTTGCGACTTAGCCCTGTATATCGTCGACAGAGCACTTGATCCTATAGAATCATCAGTGTACTATGAATTTGAGGCTGTCATTACAGCATCAGGAGTAAGCGTAAGTCCTGACGCATCTATAACGTGTACTTTGGATTTTGTAACGACCGGTGAAATAAAACTGTTAGTTGGCGAACCTTCCGGTTACATCCTCAAAGAAGACGAAGACCGTATTCTCTTGGAACGCTCTCTCGATTTCCTGCTGCAGGAATCCGAGGACTAAACTGGATCAAGCAGTATCCACTAGCGGAGCCGGGTTTTGGCCGACCAGCGTATTACGCAACTAACAGCGCTGCCCAAAGCTGGGGTCGCTGCTACCGATGTCCTGCCCATTGCCGACATCTCGGCAAGCGAGACCAAAAAAGTAACCGCCAAGGATCTGGTTGCCGCCGGCCTCGATCTTGTGGACAACGGCGAGATCGACCTCGCCAAACTCGATCAGAGCAGCGCCACCAAGCTCGGCACTACTGCGCTTGCTGACGACGCGGTCACCTACGCCAAGCTACAAAACGTCAGCGCCACCGATCGTCTGCTCGGCCGTAGCAGCGCTGGTGCTGGCAACGTTGAGGAGATTCCGCTGACCGCAGCGGGTCGCGCTCTCCTTGACGACACCGATGCCGCAGCCCAACGGACCACACTGGGATTAGGCAGTATTGCCACCCAAAACGCCAATAACGTCGCCATCACCGGCGGCACAATTACTGGCGGTTCCATCACCGGAATCACTGATCTCGCCGTAGCTGACGGTGGCACCGGCGCCAGTGACGCCGCCACAGCCCGGAGCAACCTCGGGCTAACCATCGGCACCAACGTCCAGGCATATGACGCCGGCCTGAACTCAATCGCGGGCCTCACTACCACCGCAGATCAAACCGTTTACACCACCGGCGCCGACACTTACGCGGTAACCAGCCTGACGGCTGCAGGTCGTGCCCTTCTTGACGATGCGACAGCAGCAGACCAACGCACAACACTCGGCCTCGGCTCTGTCGCTACGGCCAACCAAGTCAGCACCGCCCAAATCCAAGACGACGCGGTCACTGCCGCAAAGCTCGCCAACGAATCCACGGTCGACTTCGTCACAACGCTCCCCGCCAGCGGCGAATACCTTGGCCAACTAGCCCGCGTAACCAGCGATAACAAGCTCTACTGCTGGGACGGCGCCACTTGGGTCAGCATCAAAGCCGCCGGCAGCGTTAACACCATTGTGGGGGGCACGGCAGGCGTCGTTAACGTCACCGCCACTGCATCAGGTGACACCGTAACCATTGGCACCACACTCGATAACACGAGTGCGGCAGGACAATTCCTCGCTGGCCCTTCCTCGGCAGCAGGTTCGGTGACATACCGCACCATCGCCGGTGCGGACATTCCAACAGCTACGACTGGAGCTAAAGGCGGCGTCATTGTCAACGGCAATGGCCTGACGATGAGCGGTGACACCATCGCCATTAACAACACTGTCACCGCAGAAACCAGTAATTACCACGTCGTCCAATACGACGCCAAAGGTTTGGTCACCGGCGGCCGGCAAATCATCGCGGCTGACGTTCCGGTCGCTACTGCTAGCAGCATCGGTGTCGTCAAACCCGGCTCCGGTCTCGGTGTCGATGGCGCTGGAACACTTGACCACACCAACTCAATCACCCCGGCAAGCGCTGCCAAGGTCACCTACGACAGCCAAGGCCACATTGTTGCTGCACTGGCACTGTCCGCAACTGACATCCCCGAGCTAGACGCCAGCAAAATTACAACTGGTACGTTTGCATCGGCGCGGCTTGCTGCCAATAGCGTCACAGCAGAACAGCTTGCCGACTACGGCATCGCGCAAGTCAGCAGCACGCAACCGATCCCCGAATTTGCGGGCCAGCTCTGGATCAACCCCACCGACCGCACAGCTTACGTCTGGGTCGGCCAAGTCTCTCCAGCTCAGGGTTACTACCTCCCCCTCAACAACGAGTTCGGCGCTCAAGCCAACTTGCGTTTTGGTGGCACCTATAACGCCAGCACTAACACGATCGCCAGCCTTAATACCTATGGCGCATCGGCAGGTCTGACTGTTGGTTCTGCACTAGTTGCTCCAACCGCCGCAAGTTCTGGTCTCTACTTGCTGGTTACTACGTCAGGTACTGGCACGGCTCCGGCACCAGCCGTTGCACTAGACGTTGGCGACTGGATCTTGAGCCCAGGTTCTGGTACGACTTGGACTCACGTCAACATCGTGGGCGCAGGCATCAGCGTCATTGATGCGGGCGACGTTACTTTCAACGGTGGAGCACTCAGTCCGGCAATGACCGGCGTGGCAGACGCCGAAGCTGCGTTGATCACACTGTGGGGTCGCGTGCAGGTTGCGACAGTGTCAGTGGCTGGAATTGTGCGTGAAACTACAGAGATCGCCGTAGATAGCGTTGGAGCAATGACAGTTGGAGTGGTCGATGAAGGCACCTACTGATGTCAAGCTTCAATTACAACGGCGAATACCTCCCTCGCGGCGGCGTTGAAGGCGAAATGCTGATCAAAGTCAGCAATGCTGACTATTACGTGCAGTACAAAACGCTGCCCGAAATCTTCGACGAATACGACATTGTGATCGACGAGGGTGAGTATTAGTAGACTGCCTGAGTAACGCCGTCCCAGAGGGGAGTTAAGGCATGGCTACTTGGCAGCATCTCCGTAGCAGCACCGCAAATAAGCGCCCCACCACCAGCTTGGCTGACGGGCGCATTGCAATCAACACCAACACCGCAAGCCCCGGCCTCTTTTTCAAGGATTCCGCTGGCACAGGCATCGTCAAAGTAGGCCCTGTCCACGTAGGTACCACAGCGCCGAACAGCGTGCCGGCTTCCGGCGGCAGCACCGGAAACTACACAGGTGAGCAGTGGCTGGACACAAGTGTGTCCCCTGCTCAGATGAAGGTCTGGAACGGCAGCACCTGGGTCGGCATCGTCGCCGACGAACTGCCTGTCTCCAAACTGCAAGACGGTGCTGCCCGCCAGCTCATCCAAACTGATGCTGCTGGTACCGGTGTCGAGTGGACGAGCAACGTAGACGTGCCCGGCACGCTGGACGTTACCAGCACCGCAACATTCGACAGCATTGCGCAGCATCCGTTGGGTATTGCTGGCGCACCGACGATTACCTTCACCGGTAACACCAACACCGGCATCTACTCCCCCGGCACAAACCAAGTAGCCATCTCGACTAATGGCACTGGGCGGTTGTTTGTTGACAGCTCCGGCAGGTTGTTAGTTGGCACGTCTAGTGCTGCTACAACCTTCTTCGGAGGAACCATCACGCCGCAGCTTCAGTTAGAAGGAACAAATAGCAATACAAGCACACTTTCCTTAACAAGGCGTGAAAATGGCAATGCTGCTGCATTACTTTCTTTTGGCAAGACGCGTGGCGGCACAACTGTTGTACAGGCTGATGATGGACTTGGTTTTATTTCGTTTGAAGGTTCAGACGGAACAAACTTAATTAGAGGTGCATCAATCACCGCAGCCGTAGATGGCACCCCCGGCGCTAACGACATGCCGGGCAGGATCGTCTTCAGTACAACCGCCGACGGAGCGAGCAGCCCGACGGAGCGGATGAGGATTACTAGCAGCGGGCAATTATTGGTTGGAACCTCTAGCGCTGTTAATAATGCAGACCTCCAAGCTGCCAATTCTATTTCTGTCGGTGGCACAATCAAAAGAGAAGTCTCCAAAAGATTGAATCTAGCTGACAATACAAGTACAACTCTTTTTACATTCCAAATTCCAGGTGGGAGTTCTCAATCGCATCGCACATACGTCGGAGGGGAAATTTCTTACATTGTTGCCGTGGGACGTGAAACCTCTTCAAGAAATTCGCGGACAACTTATGGTAAAGTCTATTTCTCTATTGACAGGTTTTGGGAAAGCAATGCAAACAACCCTGTCTCTGATAATCTTATAGATACAGACAAAAGCCTTTCGACTTCTAATGGATCAGCCCCAACAATTACATGGGCCATTACCACCGACGCTGGCATTGATAATGCCGCAAAAAATGTCTACTTAGCTATTACCGTAGACAACCCATTTACAAACACTATTCAGACCAACATTACCGGGACAATCTCTTATCATACTTTATCTTTTTCAGATGTAACACTTTCTTAAACCTCTTAGCCCTACTCTCTAAAATGCTTGGCTTATTAAAGAAAGACCACCTTTCTTTTAATAGCAAACACTACTATTAAAAGCTGGGGGTTGGTAGTCCATTGGTAAGGACAGGCGGACAACGCACCTAGAAAGTCGGTTCGATTCCGGCACGACCCTTGGCTTAGTAGTAATGTGGTAGGGCAGCGAGTTTGCGGCTCCTGCCCCTGGCCTCTACGCGCTCGCTGACGAGCTTGAAGCTTTTGCTCAGTAGTCACCTTCTCTAGTCAACTTCTAATTTGATTCAAGTTTGAAGTTGGCCAGTCCACGTCACTAGGCGAACAACCGGCCTACTCAACTGGTTGCACTCCTACTAACCTGCTACTGAACACGGTTTTTACCATGGCCACCAACTTTGTTTGGGGTATCAACACCCTTGAGCGCGAAACCGACGACGGCTTCGTTTTTACCGCTCACTACACCGTCAACGCTGAAGACGGCACCTATTCGGCTGGTGCGTACGGCAGCATCGGCTTCCAGCGCCCCGACAACCTGATTCCGTACAACAAGCTCCAAGAGGACATCGTGATCGACTGGGTCAAGGAAGCCCTAGGCGGTGACGAAAAGGTTGCCGAGATCGAGGCAGCCCTGCAGCAGCAGATTGACGAGCAGCGCAGCCCTAGCAAGGCTGCAGGTGTGCCATGGGGTTGATCCTTATGTGTGCTGCATCACTGCTAGCCATCGCCATTCTCGGAATGATGGTCTGGCAGTGGTGCCACACTTCTGATTGGCAAGATCGCTATTGGTGACGATCAACGCAAAAGGGTGGCAGGTGGCCGGTCCTCACGCGGTGCCGGCCTCGCCGCAGCCTGCCACTGCGGATCGCCTAAACGCCTCAAAAGGGTTTAGGTGTCAAGCTTAGCAGGTGGCTAAGCTAATGGCATGATCGAGCTGATCGCTGCTATCGCCGGGGCGTCGATCTCCGTTGCCGCGATGGGCGCGATGGGATTTAGCCGCCGCAATGATGAGGCGCGTGATGCTGTGATCCGGCTTACTGCTGCAGTGGAGCACATCGCCACGCAACTGGAGGTGCTCCATGGCGACATCCGTGCCGATCGTCAGGAGACATTCAAGCGCCTGAATGGGGTCGAGCAAAGGGTATCTAAGCTAGAGGCACGGCCGCTTGCTTAGCCATGGATCGCATTGCTGATTACGTTGCTTTAGCAGTCGCTATTCATGGCGTCGCGTTGATCGTGGTCAACTTGACGCCAACACCAAAAGACAACAAAGCACTAAGAAAAACCGCCAAACTTGCGGTCAAGCTTTATAGGGCTATTGAAGTGCTTGCTGGTGTTGTCACTCCATTGGTTAAGCGATGATCAAGCTATCCGACCTATTCAAGTACTACAAACACGGCACGCCACACCAAATGGCGGCCATCTCTGAATTAGAGGCTGAGCTATTAAAGGTTGCGCCTGAAGTCTTTAATAGGGATCAGCCTTGGTACAAGACTTGGCAGGCTGGCGGCAGGCTGCATAATTATGACCCAGCCATAAAGCTCATTAAAGAGTTCGAGGGCGTTCATCTCAGTGCATACCCGGACCCATTGCACGGATGGGATGTTGCAACCATCGGCTATGGCACCACGCGCTACCCAGATGGCCGCAAGGTGCAACGCGGCGACAAGATCACCGTGATTGATGCCGATCAGTTGCTGACGATTGAGGTGGAACGCATCGCAGCAAAACTGCGCAACAGCGTGCCGTTTTGGAATGAGATGACAGGCAACAAGCAATGTGCGTTGATCTCCTTTGCCTACAACCTTGGCGCCGGCTTCTACGGCAGCACTGGTTTTGAGACGATCAGCAAATGCCTTGTTGGCAAGGACTGGCAGGCAGTGCCAGCAGCAATGGAGTTGTACCGCAACCCAGGCAGTGCCGTAGAGGCAGGCTTGCTGCGTCGTCGCCGCGCAGAAGGCAGGCTATGGGCTGGTGAGCAGCAGCAGGATCCATCCAAGCTGTCACCCAATAGCGCATTTACAGCTCGCATTACGCCGCACGTGCAGCTTGGTGAGTTTGCGCTATTTCAAGAAGCACGGCGCTTTGACCATCAATACCAGCTCGACACGGCAGCAGAGCTAGCGGCATTTCTTGAGCGCGCACGTGTCAAGTTTGGCGGCAAGCCTGTGGTCATCACCAGCGGCTATCGCCCGCGTGCCATCAATGCAGCGGTAGGTGGCTCCAGTGGCAGCGAGCACCTATACGATGCACCTGACGTTGGTGCGGTTGATTTTTACATCCGTGAGGTCAACATCAATCACGTGCAAGAGTGGTGCGATCAGAACTGGCCGTATTCGCTCGGCTACGGCGCACCTAAGGGATTTGTGCATTTAGGAATGCGTCGCGGCAAGCCAAAGGTACGATGGGATTATTGAAGCCACTGCGTGGATCACTGCATTGATGGCGCAAACCTCATCCCAAAACGCAGTGCAAAACATAGATTCAGGCAGCAAATCTTTGAGGCATGGCAGCATCAATGTGCCTACTGCGGAGATGCAGCTGACACGTTAGATCACGTCAAGCCGCGCCATAAAGGTGGCGCTACTGTAACGACTAATCTTGTGCCAGCTTGCAGGCCATGTAATCGAAAAAAGGGCAGCGAAGAATGGCAGCAGTGGTTCAATCAGCAGGATTCCTATCTGCTAGATCGTGAGCTTGCTGTGCTGCACTGGATTCAAGCATCTGATGATAGAACACCCTAGCCTGCCATTCTTGCTGGTGATCTTTACATATTCCCGCTAGGCAGACCCTCCAGACGTTCCCGACTTTCTGTATTGTTGGCTCCAAGTGGGGTGCCTGCCAGCGGGTTGCCTATCAGCATACGAAGGCGGCTGATGCCGCGCTTTTGTATTTCGCCCATGCGCGCACGTGATAGGCCCATGCGCTTTTCTAGGTCATTCCATGGCACTGGATTGCGACTGTTGCGTGCATAGATGATTTCACGTGTGCGATCATCTAAATGTTCATCGCAATAGTCGCGCACCGTTTCAAGCTGCCAATCGTATTCAACGTCGTACTGTCTTTGATCGGCAATGATGTCAAGAATGTTAGACGATTCATCTTGCGCAGGCTTATCAAGGCTTGTGACCCGATACGACTGCTGCAATGTGTCAGATATCACCTTAGGGGTCACATCAAGCACTGCGGCAAGCTCCGCCATGGTTGCTGTGCGTCCGTGCTCTTGCGCAAATGCCTGCGCTGTCTTGTTGAGCTTGATCAGCATTTCATGCACGCCAAGCGGCAGCCTGATGATTGGGTCGTATTGAATCAATGCGCGGCCAATGGATTGGCGAATCCACCAGTAAGCGTAGGTGCTGAACTTATACCCGCGGGTGTAGTCAAACAGCTCGACAGCGCGCGCAAGGCCGATATTGCCTTCCTGGATCAGATCCAGCATGTCAAGCGTTTGCGTGTTGCGCCTGCTGTACTTGCGTGCAACATGCACTACAAGCTGCAGGTTGGATTGCATAAACTTTTGCCGCGCACGTTCGCCGCTGCGTAGCTCGCGGCGTTCTTGTGTCGTTAAAGGTCTTTCAAGATCCTTTAATTCTCTCCACTTTGAGACGCGACGGCCAAGTTGTATCTCTTGTTGCGGTGTGAGTAGTGGATACCGCGCGATACTGTTCAAGTAGTCGCCAATAGCGTCAGACATGGAGAATCCGTTAGTGCATACAATGGAAGCACAATTCCACGGTGCTGCCAATGCTGCGCAGCTACGTGCGTTACATGCTGCAGCAGATTGGGGCGGACTGCTGGAATATGCGCTGCTGCTAGCCGAGCAAGAAGCAAGCCAGCGGTCTCAAATCCACTGGCTTGCGCAGGAAGCTTCGGCAGCGTTGCGGACTGGTCTAGAACAGTGGCACCTAGATGCCGCTGAAGAACTGCTTCGAGGCCGTCGTCGTGATGTCTGAGTTGTAATGGCCTGTGACGCTGTAGCTGGTCACCGGCTGCTGGCTCATGCGGAAGAACACCATCTGCCCAATCTTTAAGCCAGGCCACAGCGGCAGCGGCAAGATCTGACGTGAGTTCTTTAGTTCCAATGTCAGCACGCTGCCGTGCCAGCCCGGATCGGCGTAACCGGCGTGCAGATTTTCGTAGCCTTCCCTTGCGCGGCTTGACTTGAGGAAGAACAGGCCGGCAATGTTCTCCGGCATGTGGAACACCTCAATCGTCTGCGCAAGGATAAACTGCCCTGGCTTGAGTTCGTACGGATTTTCCGCCGTGCGTCCCGCAATGCTGAGCGGCCGCATGTTTAGGTTTTCGGCAGATTCGATCATGATCGTGTCACCAAGCCGTAGGTCAAGGCTGGCAGGATTGATCAATGCCTCGTCGTAGTTTGGCACCATGCCATCGGTGCACAGCGCTTTGATCTCGTAGTCGCAAAGAATGGTCATTGGTTGAGTGGGTACTGGGCTTCAAGCTCGGCGGCAATGGCAAGTGTGGGGCCAAGGCTTTCAAGCCAACACAACATGCACCAGTGCCCTTCGTGGCCTTCGATGTCGCTGCTGATGTAGTACTTGTGCGTGCCGTGCTTGGGGCAGACGACCTGCTTTTGAGAAATCTTGAGATTCAGAAAGTCAGTCATTGAGTTGCTCCAGTGCGCGGCGGATGGTGTCGAAACGTTGAGACCACTCCGCTTCCGTTGAACCAAGGTCAGCTTCGGCAAGGGCCTGTAACGCCTGATCCTTCAAGCTCGACGGCTTGGGCCGGCGGGCGGCGCGGAGGTTGTCTGCTGTTTCGATGTCAGTCCAGTCACGAACAAACCACTCACAGCACGCCTCCAATTCCTGATCGGCGCCGTACTGAGCAGCCAGCTTGGCTAAGCAAATGTCGTCACTACCGACAACTGCACCGGGACCGCCGTGGATCTCATCAGTCCACTGCTGCACCAAGGCAATCGTTACGTCCAGATCGGAACTCCTAATTTGGGGATTATTAGGAGATGATTTGGAGTTCAGCGCCCAGTCGATGCAGAGCTTGGCAAACGTCTTGCAGTAGCCGGGATGACCGCGCTTTTGGCTGTCCTCTCGTGCTTGCTCGGAGAACTTTTTGAGTAGGTGCGAGGGCGGCACCTTGGAATAGCCTTCGTTTGTCATGGGTGATTAGTGGAAGCGACTACTCGTTGTCGGGAAGTTGTTCAAGAGCGCGGCGGATGGTGTCTGCACCAAGTTGAGTAGAGCTGTTATTAAGAATGTGAGCTAACGCCTCTAACGCCTGCTTCTTCAAGCTTGGTGGCTTGGAGCGGCGATACAGGTGCAGATTTTGGCCAGGTAGCTCGCCAAAGTTTGCAGCAGTCCAAACACAGCACGCATCCAGCTCCTGGTCGGCGCCCCATTGGGCGGCTTCTAGGAGGATGGCAGGTACATCGGCGCCCATGGTCTCGATACGTGCTTGCCACGCGTCCATTTGCCACTGCGCTGGGGTGACGGGATGTTGCTGTGTCATTCAAGCCAGCTCCATGCAATGCGTTGGCAGATGCGCCATGCGTGTTTCTTGTCAATGCCGTAGCGTTCTGCCAGTTGTCTGTAGCTGTTGCCAGCAACACGCAACTGGCGCAGTTCACGTACGTGATCTTCTGTAAGAAACGCGGCGTAGTTTGCCTCGCCGCGCTTAAACGGATCACTCATCTACATGCAACAGCAACGTACGCATGTACCAGTCGGCTTTGCCGTAATCCTGATCGGCATTGCCCTTGTGCTCAGCGCGCCATAGGTATTTGATGACGTTGCCTTTGCAGTAAGCGCGAAAGCCTTCATCACCGAGTGCTGCCTTAATGGCTTGGATGCTTCCCACCACTCCTTGAATGCAATGTCAAGTGTGGTTTCGTTCATCAGAACACAGGCTCCTCGCTGGTGGTTGCTGCGCCGCGTGGCATGAATTCAAAGCGCTGGATGCTGAGCACATGCTTGCTGCGCTTTTCACCGGTTTCTTTGTCATTCCACTCTTGCCGGCGTACGGCACCAGTTACAAGGATGCTGTCGCGTTTTTTGAGCTTATCAACGATCAGCTCAGCAGACTTACCCCAAATCTCGCAGTCGATTGCGTTATTGATCCAGTTGCCATCTTTGTCTTTACCCTCCTGGATACCACCAGCGAAGTTGGCAACCATGGTGCCGGATTCAAAGGCACGTAGTTGCGGGTCGGTGATGATGCGAACGATGCCGGTTGCGTAAAGGCTCATGTCAGTTCAGTGGTGTAATGCCATTGGCTTCTTCAAAAGCCAAGACTTGTGCGAGGGAATAACGAACACGTGGCGTGCCAGCCGGTAGGCCAATGCGTGGTGCAGTGATGTAAGCAGGGCCAATACCGCGTGCACGTTGGTTCTTGATGGCGGCTGGCTTCAGGCCCCAACGTGCTGCCAGTTCATCAGTGGTTAGGAAGGGTTCAGTCATCAGCGAAGGGATCCTCCGATGGCGTGTCGGATAGCACCGCTTCGCGCTCTACGGCAAGGCGCAGCAACTCATCGTTCTGCTCATCGCTGAGGTCAGGCTTGCGCTTATCCATGCGCGCTACCACCTCCTGCAGCTTGTCCAAGGTGTCGGCCTTGGCAATCGCAGCCTTACCGGCTTGAAACAGCTTGGCGTCGCCTGCGGGTGCAGGTGCAGCAGTCACCGTGACAGGCTCCACCTCTGCCTGCTGCATCTCATCGGTGCTGTAGACACCAGACATGTCAGCAGGAAACGCCTTACGCAGTGCCAATGCCTCAGAGCATTTGGCGATCATTGCGGCACCCATCTTGGACCACAAGCCTTGGCCGGCGTTGTAGTCAGCAAAGCGTGCGACGCCAACAAATGGATGCTGGCTGCCCTTGCGATGGATAATGGTCTTAGCGGCAGCAGGTGGCTTGCTGCCAAGCCATACGTCAGCCCATAC